GTGCAGTTCCTAGTTCGTAATCAAAGAAATCATTTTCGTATACAACTTCAGCAGAAATAGTTTTTATTAATCCGCTGTTATGTAAAACCTTGATAATTCCCTCGACCATAGGAATGTATTGAACCGACTGTCCATACTGAACGGCTGCTGCTTCTTTGCCATCCAGATACAATCCATCTTGTGCTGCCTTCATAAAGGTTTGCATCAAGCTTGTTTTGTCTGCTTGTAGCAATCTTGGGTTTTTATTTAGCGTTAACTTAGCAACACTAATAAATTTGTTTACATCCATTTGCCTTGGCAAAGCTTCTGTAAATTTGTCTGCCATTTTTTCAAGTGTTCCTTGCATGGCTACAAGTGGTGTAATTGATGAGGTCATTTTTAAATTCCTTTTGGTTGATTGAAACGAAACATACGGTAACTCTTACGAGGGTTGATGTATGTGCCGACCATTTCTGGTGTGATTAGTTTGCCTTTGCTGGCCTTGGACATAGAACAAGAAACTGTTCCGTAATTAGAAATAATTTTAGATGCACCTCCGCTTTTATTTAAAATTTCTGCTTTAATTGCATCCTTTGTTTTGCCCAGCAAATGATATTCCTTATTGATTGAGTTGTACTCATCTACTAATTTGTCCATGTCTTCGTCTGACTTAAGAACTAAACCATCGTCTGCTTGGTTACATAAATTTTTCATTATGAACTGAGAGTCTTTGGTGTAGTCAATGTCAGGAACAACACCTAACTTAATTTTTTCCCAAAAATTTTGTACTTTATCAGTTAAAAGTTTGCCAATCCTTGGATCTCTTTCACTACGAACAACTTTCATTGTGTTGCCACCAACAAGTGCAACTATGTAGCCAACATTAAATCCAGTAATTTCTAACTGATGCTGTAGCTGCAAAGCAATATGTTCTGGCGGTTCGATGTTGTGTTCATCATGTTCGATCCAGTTTTTGCGGTATGCCAAACCATCTACATTTTTTATTTCTAAAATGGCAGGTTCTTTTTCGCTTGTAATTTTGTAATCAAAAGAACTACCCATCCTTGTATCTGGGTTACGCATATATACATCAAAAGGTTCAACTGATAGCTTGTTGCGTTCTGCAAACTCAAGTGCAATTGAATCTTCTAAACGTCTGCCCCATGCCATGCGTTCATTGTCATCAATGTTGATAACAACCTTATCTTTTTTCTGGTGATAAAGTTCAAATTCTGTTTGGTATGGGTTCATGTCAAACAATGCTGATACCTCAGTTGAGGTGACATCTAGTAAACGATTTTCTAACCACGATTGCTTGTCGGTAATCGGGTATGAAACAGCGGTCATAGTTTTAGTTCTCCTTGTTTTTGGATTTTAGGTAAAGAATAAACAGCAATCTTTTTGCCGTTCTTCATTTTTTTCATTTCCATTTGAATGTTATGACCTGCTTCTTTTAGATCATTAATTCTGGCAGCAAGTCTGAAACAAGCAAATAGTTCTAACGCTTCGATGGCGGTTAGTGAACCGTAGTTCTCTAGGTGGTAGAGAACCTTAGCACTTTGTGATGTTGTTTTAGGCATCTTCTGTAAAAGTAAGAGTGACGCTTTTTAAATCACTTGATTTTTCATTAACATCCCAATCAAAAGGACAATTGTTATCAAGCAACCATTCATAAAGTTTGGATCTATCCAATCTTTGAGGTGTAAAATTTTCTTTCATGTCAATAATGGTTGATAGTGTTTTTAAGAAAGATATAAATGAGTGTGACTAAACACACCCAGACTATAAATGTGGTCATTGGTCTGAATCCTGTAATTCACACTCCAAACGTAATTCTTCATCCCAATCTTCTGAAGTGTGGTCAAGATAAGGAAGGCTGGACAAATAGTCCAACCTTTTTAGTTTCTGGGTATAGTTCATAGATCACTCCTTAAGCAAACATATCCATATAATTTTTTCTTGCGTTTACCTCTGCTATCCCATGTATCCCAGACAGCACCATCTCTGACTGCTACCCAATGTCTGTTGACATGAGCTATGCATCTGTCAGGAAGATTACCTGCATGAAAGTAAGCATAGATTTCAGAGCCATCACAATTGGTATTGGTTGTGTGCTTGTAAACAACATCCAGACGAAGGTCTTTTAATGTATCCAAGCAAGCTTCTTTATTTAAACCTTTGGATGCATCTGGTGTGGTTCTGTAAATGTAATCCTGTGCTGCTACTGACCAATAGCTATTGTCTCTAGCATGGTATCTTTTGTTTGTAGTAGCAAGGCTAAAAACTTTTTCGTAGTCTTGGTCAAAAGCTAAACATATAGCTCTGACTCCGCAATCCCTAACTAATTCCTTTTTAGGATGTGGGTTGCGTTTCATGTATCGCAAACCAGAATGGTGCGATGATTTTGGAAATGAAATTGTCATTCGTTTTGTAATTAAAAAATTGTAAGTGACGAAAATGAGACAGTTACCTGCTCACAACCAGTGTATCACATAATGCAACACTTGGCAAATATTAGTTAATCGTAGGCATCTCGTTTTTTTAAAATATATACTTCTGAATCACATTTACTACAAGTCAAATTGGTCATTACTGAATACTTATCATAAAAAAGTTTATGCATTGATGCATCAGTATCCATATCAGTACCTGTAATTAATTTAGCACCGCACCAATAACAATCCATTATTCTTTTCCAAAGATAAGCTCATGAGCAGAAATTTGATAGCCCAAATCCCATGCCTTTTCTAATACTTTTTTTTGTATGGAGGTAGGAATTGTTCCTTGCTTTCTCCACTTGCTAACAGAACCTGCATCCCTTCCAACCTGACGTGCCAATTCTCGGACACCGCCAAATTCTGAGATCACAAGTTCGTAAGGGGTTTTAATAGTTGTTTCCATATCTATATATTGCCATAAATGCAACATTTAATCAAGTAATTGGGCAAAAAAAAGAGGGTTGTTAACCCTCTCTATCTAGCCATTTAACAGAATCTTCATTGATTTCTTTTAATGCGTCTATGACTTCGTCATGGCTGAAGTTACGATTGATTGCATTGTCTCCGAAAGCAATTTCATAGACTTGTTCAATAAATTGTTTAGTTTCCATTGTTAAATAAGAATTAGGAATAAAAGTAAATAAGGAAAGGCGATAAAGGTCATGGTTTAGCTCCTTTTTTTCGATAGACCATTGCATAGCTACATGATTCAGCTAATTCTGGATTTAATACGTTTTCACAAAATTCAGAAAAGTCTGGTTCTAACCAGTTTTCAAGTTCGTTAGTGCTGTTGGTGTAGCAACTAACTTTAAGGTCATTTCCCCTTCTTACATAATCAAGGTCGATAGCTTCTACTAACTCCTCATAATCACAATCGATAGTAAAGACTATTCTGTATTTGTATTGATGTTTGACCTGATCCGTTGCAATTGGATAGTCGCATAGTGACATTGGCATAGTTCTATTCTCCTAAGTATGCGTCTACAAGTTCTTTGTATTCAACAGAACCAGAAACTAATTCTTTTGGAGTGATTGCAGATACACTTGAGCTAGACATAAAAGCATTAATGAATGCATCTTTAACTCCTTTGCCTTTAACATCTCTGTAATCTGTAAAGAGTGCTTGATCACAAAATACGACAAAAGCTCTTTTTGCTTCTGCTTTAGTGCGTTTTAATAATCTTGCATAAGTACCATTGAAAGTCATAAACCATAAGGTTGCGTCCTCTTGGATTTGACTAGGTGTGAATGTGTCCATGTGTTGTTAATTTAAAATTAGTAAGTGACAATCGGTAGACAACCGATACTTATAGTGTTGCATATAATCCATCAATAGTCAACAAATTAATTTTAGATGTTGCGGTTTATTCTTTATTTCTCTATATTATGAGTAATTTTATTTATATTTTTAATGACACTTGCTCCAGTACAAAAAACTATTGTTGTAGGTGTTAATGAAAAGGGTTACAGAATAGGGTCTGATCATCACAATCATAATCCTAGAATTTCTGATGTTGTTGTAGATGCCTTGCGAGATCTACATGAGGATTACCAAATAGGATATTCTACATTATCAAAAATTTTTAACCTAAATAAACATACAATCGCTAAAATTTGCCGTTATGAAAGAAGAGCAGATTACCCAGATCGTTTCAAAACAATCAAAGTTAGGTAGACCAGTTAAAAAACCTGATCCTGTAATTGTTGAAAACCTTTTAGTTCATGTTGCTAATGGTGGAACTGTTAGGGCTTTTTGTAGAGAAAAACATAATCCTTCTTACAATACGATTTATAGATGGTTGGATAAAGATAAAGAGTTGATGACACGCTTCACATACACGAGCAGATTTCTAGGAGCTAGAGCAATTGCAGAAGAAGCTTTAGAGCTAGTTGATACTATTCCTCCTGTAATTGGTGAAGGAGATAATGCAAGGATGGATAATGCTCACGTTAACTGGATGAGATCAAGAGCAGATTTAAGATTAAAATTGCTTGCAAAATGGTATCCACAGGAATATGGAGAAAAGGTTGGTATTGATGCAAGGGGAGATATTAACTTGACTATCAGTACTGGCATTCCTCAAGAATGAGCAGCATTACCCTTGATTACACCCCTAGAGCATGGCAGAAGGAATGTCATGTAAAGAAACAAAGGTTTAGCGTTTACGCTCTTCATAGGCGATCAGGGAAGACAGAACTGGCAATAATGGAATTAATTGATAAGGCCATAAAGACAGATAAAGAGTTGGCAATGTTTGTTTATGTTGCACCGTTCCTGAGACAGGCAAAAGCGATTGCATGGGCTAGGTTAAAACAAAAGATAGAACCATTGCGTAGGAACTCAGTTATAGAAATCAATGAGGGTGAACTATCAGTCAGGTTTAAACATAATGGAGCAATCATTAGATTGTTTGGGGGTGACAACCCAGATGCCATGCGAGGACTGCGATTAGACGGAATAGTGATGGACGAAGTAGCCCAGTTAAAGAATGAGCTATGGACAGACATAGTGCAGCCAGCCCTTAGTGACCGTCTAGGTTGGTCTATTTTTATTGGGACACCTAGCGGAATTAATCTATTTAGTGAGTTGTATTACAAAGCTATTGATGAGGACGAATGGGCAGCAGCAAGATTCACGGTTTACGATACCGATTCGCTACACCCCAATGAGGTAACACGTCTCAAACGAGACATGAGTGAGACATCATTTGCTAGGGAATATCTATGTGACTTTGCAGCACAAGGTGATGACCAACTTATAGCTCTAGCAGATACCGAAGATGCAGCCAAAAGAACATACCAATCAGACCATGTAAAGATGTCACCTGTAATCCTTGGAATCGACCCTGCACGGTTCGGTGATGACAGATCTGTAGTATTCCGTAGGCAGGGAAAGCAAGGCTTCAAACCTATTGTCTATCGAGGTATAGATAACATGGATCTAGCAGCAAGAGTAGCCAACCTAATAGAAGAACATAACCCTGATGCAGTCTTTTGTGATGCAGGTGCTGGTAGTGGAGTAATCGACAGACTAAGACAACTATCGTATGACGTAATCGAAATACCATTTGGAGGTAAGGCAACCAAACCAGAACAGTACATCAACCGTAGAACTGAGATGTGGTGGTTAATGAAACAATGGATAGAAGAAGGAGGTGCAATACCAAATGACACCGCACTAAAACAAGAGTTAGCAACACCGATATATTGGTATGACAATGTAGGTAGACGAGTGCTTGAGTCTAAGGATCAGATAAAGAAGAGATTACAGGGTGCAGGGTCACCAGATTTAGCTGATGCACTAGCACTAACCTTTGCGCTCCCAGTAGCCAAAAAAGAGATGGAGGACATATACATCAAAAGACGTAAAGTATCTACAGGTAAGAAGGATTATGACCCATACAAAGTGCTGTAATTTTGTTCGTATAGCAGAAGGTCTAGATGTAGACCCATTGCTCCAATTGTTGGACGGTAAACCTGAGTTATGGAAAGAGATAGAAACAAGGCAAAAATGTACCAATTCACCACATAAAGATACGGAGTGTATATATGTTAGAGGACCACTAAAGATGAGTTTGTATTACGTCTTATGGGATACAGGATCATACGATTACCCATGCATGGAGTACTTGAAAGATGCATTAGTGCCCTTGATGCAACCAATACTAGAAAAACTAGGGGTTAAAGACATGGGTAGGCTACTTATTGTCAATCTTAAGCCTAGTGGTCATGTGACCAAACACAATGATCAAGGAACGTATGCAGATCACTACCAAAGATTTCATCTTGTACTTAAATCTAACCAATGGTGTAGCCAAACTTGCGGAGATCAGGAACAAAAATTTGAGGTAGGTGAGGTCTGGTGGTTTAATCATAAGAAATTACATACGGCTCACAATGTTGGCATGACAGATAGAGTGCATATAATATTTGATTGTGTTACTAATTATCCCTTATGACGAGTGTGACCGTAAGTACTGATGATACAGCTACTGTAAACGAAAGTAGAGTACCTAAAACAACCATCAGACTCTGCACGTTAGATGAATTCAAAGTATTAGCAGAACCATTGTTTGAAGAGCATTACGAAGAGATTGCTCGCAACAAACAGGTGATGAAGCTAAAACCAAACTGGCCGATGTATGAATCGGTTGACCAGAATGGGTTTTTATTTATTTATCTAGCAATGCAAGGCGATGTTTGTATTGGTTATTCTATGAATATCATCATGCATCATTTTCATTATGCTGATCTAAGACTTGCCCAAAATGACGTTTTGTTTGTCAAAAAAGAATTTAGGGGTGGACGATTAGGATTACGTTTATTGAAAGTTACAGAAGACCATGCAAAACTTGCAGGTTGCAAACTGATGTTATGGCACGCTAAAGAAAACACCGCTCTAGCAAAATTGCTACCAAAATTAAAATATGGTGTACAAGAAATTATGTATTCTAAGGAGATTTAAACAATGGTAGTATCAGCAGTTATTGTAGGAGCAGCTACTGTTGGATCGCAGATATATGCAAGTAACCAACAAAGAAAACAACAAAAAAAACAGTTAGAATTGCAACGACAAGCTAATCAAGATGCTAAAGATAGAGCGAAAGAAGCAGGTGATCGTGCTGATATTGAAATGAATAAAGCAAATAGAAAGAGAGCAGATGTAAGTGCATTAACTAAGAAAGAAGAACAGGCAGCAATGGCTGGCCCTGCTGGTACATTACTTACTGGAGTACAAGGTGTAGACAGTAGTAATTTAAATTTAGGTGGAAACACTTTATTAGGTGGATAAAAAATGAAAACAAAACGTGCAGACCTGTTAACTAGGTGGGGTCACCTTAGATCAGAAAGAGCTACATGGTGGTCACATTGGCAAGAAGTGACAACATACTTGTTACCAAGAAATGGACGTTATTTTCAGCAAGATAGGAACAAAGGTCATAGAAGACATAACTCGATATACGACAATACTGGTACAAGAGCATTAAGAACATTAGGTGCAGGTATGATGGCAGGTGCAACAAGCCCTGCAAGACCTTGGTTTAGACTTGGAACGGCTGACCCAGAGTTAAATAGATATACACCTGTCAAGTTATGGTTAAATGATGTAACAGAACGTATGCAATTGGTGTTTCAAAAGTCCAATACATACCGAACATTGCATGGTATTTATGAAGAATTGGGAGCATTTGGTACAGCAGGTTCAATTATATTGCCAGATCCCAAGACAGCTATCCATCATTACCCTGTAACGATAGGAGAATATGCAATTGCTACGGATTATCAAGGCAGGGTTAACACTTTGTACAGAGAATTCCAGAAAACGGTAGGAGAAGTTGTAAGAGAGTTTGGATATAACAAATGTTCAACGTCTGTTAAAAATCTGTTTGACAGAGGTTCATTAGACCAATGGATTACGTTAGTTCATGCGATAGAACCAAGGGATGATAGAGAGCGTGACTTTAAAAAGAAGGACAATATGAACATGGCATACAAGTCTTGTTACTTTGAGATAGGTGGTGATGGCGAACAAGTACTAAGAGAGAGTGGATATAAAGAATTCCCTGCTGTTGTACCTAGATGGGGCATATCTGGTGGTGATATTTATGGCAATTCACCGGGAATGGAAGCATTAGGTGACGTAAAACAGTTACAACATGAACAATTACGCAAGGCACAAGGCATTGATTACCAAACAAAACCACCATTGCAAGTGCCTAGCTACATGAAAAACCGTGATGTGGACAGTCTTCCGGGTGGAGTTACATTTATTGATGGACAACAAGGCAAAATTGAGACAGCATTTAACGTAAACCTTAATTTAAATCATTTATTAGCAGATATACAGGACGTTAGGCAACGTATTAATGGTAGTTTTTATGCTGATTTGTTTCTTATGTTGGCAAATGCTACTGATACTAGGATGACTGCAACAGAAGTAGCAGAACGACATGAAGAGAAATTATTAATGTTAGGTCCAGTACTGGAACGATTACATAATGAATTATTAGATCCATTAATTGATAATACGTTTAATAGAATGCTTGAAACTGGGCTAGTACCACCTGCTCCAGAAGAGTTGCAGGGCATGGAATTAAACGTAGAATTTGTTTCTATGTTGGCACAAGCACAACGTGCAATTGGTACAAATAGTGTTGATAGGTACGTTAATAATATGGGTATGGTTGCCCAGATGAAACCTGATGTATTAGACAAATTTGATTCTGATGCATGGGCTGATGGTTATGCTGATATGTTAGGTGTAGATCCTAAACTTATAGTTGCAGGTGAGAGAGTAGCCAAGATACGTCAAGCAAGAGCGGAACAACAGCAAGCAATGGCACAACAAGAAGCACAACAACGTGCTGTAGAAAATGCAACTAAATTAAATAACAGCAAAACTGGAGAGCCATCTATGATGGATATGATGAACCAGTTTAGCGGTTACAATTCACCATCACCATTGGAGGTTTAAATGGAAGATCCAAATTTTACAAAAATGTCACCTGAGTATAAAAAAAATTTTAGAAACATGGTTGATCAACATAATGCAAATAAAGCAAACAAAGACAAAAATAAAAATAAAAAATCTAAATTAGAACAATTTGCTGAAAGACTTTATGGAGGTAATAAATAATGGCTGACGCAAAAAATATTATACCTGCAAAAATAAAAAGAAAAGCAGCAACATTAGAAGCTATGAAAGAAGGAGGTATGGCATCTGATAAACAAATAAAAGAATTGGAAAAACTTAAAAAACTTTACCCTTCAATGTTTTAAATTATGAAAAATCAAGGATTATGGGCAAACATTCATGCAAAACGTAAAAGGATTGCAGATGGTTCTGGTGAAAAAATGCGTAAAAAAGGTAGCAAAGGTGCTCCAACTAACAAAGCGTTAAGAGATAGCCAAAGCAAAAAAGCATAAGGTGTGACCGTAACACGGTTATGACTAGATATATTAGAGCATGAGTGAATACAATCCTCTCGACCTCAAGAGTCAACAAAAATCTAAAGACAATAAAAAGTCTGAAGAAAGAATTGACCGCCAAAATGAAGAGTCGGACATCAAATGGTTGATGAGCAGCAAGAGGGGTCGCAGATTAATCTGGAGACTTCTGGAGCAAGCAGGTGTTTTCCGATCATCGTTCAACACTAACGCAATGGCAATGTCATTTAGCGAAGGTAACAGGAATTATGGTTTGCAAATACTAAACTTAATCCACACTCTCTGCCCAGAACTATACCCGACAATGATTAAGGAGCAAAAAAATGTCAGAAACGCTGATGACGGAAGCCAACCAAACCAATGAAGGCAGCACACAGCAAGCAGTAGAAGGAACACAAACTGAGCAATCAGTTGAAACTACTAATACTGAAAATACACAGCAACAAGCTGAAACTGTAGCGGATCAACAAGATTCGGATGAATCCTCTGTTGAAAGTGAAACTAGCGAACAGGAAACCCCAGAAGGTGCTCCTGAGAAATACGAGTTCAACGATAAGGTGGCTGACGCACCAGAGGTACTCGACCCCGATGTATTAACTGCATTCGGTGAAGTCGCTAAAGAACTTGACCTGCCACAGGAAGCTGCACAAAAAGTATTAGACAAAGTCGCACCTGTAATACAGGCAAGACAAGCAGAACAGGTTGAAAAGGCACGAGTAGAATGGGCAGAAGATTCAAAATCAGATGATGAATTTGGTGGCGAAACTTTTGATGCCAATCTAGAAGTTGCAAAATCAGCCCTTGATGCTTTCGGTACTTCTACTTTTAAACAGTTGCTGTCAGAATCTGGCTTGGGAAACCATCCCGAAGTAATTCGGTTTATGTACCGAGCAGGTAAGGCAATTAGTGAAGACAGTTATGTTGGTAATTCTCAAGGTGCTAATGCTAAAAGCAATGGTATTCCAAAAGATTTTAACGGCATAGCAAATGCACTATATTCTAATCAGCAAAACAAGTAAGGAGTTATTAAATGGCTACACTCTCAACAGCAAATTTAACACTAGCGGATTGGGCAAAAAGATCTGACCCAGACGGTAGAGTTCCAATCGTTGCAGAACTGTTATCACAGAGCAACGAAATACTAGATGACTGCGTTTTTAAGGAAGGTAATTTACCTACTGGTGAACGTGTAGTTATCAGAACAGGTTTACCCGGTGTTTACTGGAGAGCATTAAACCAAGGTATTCCATCAAGCAAGTCAACAACAGCACAAATTGATGAAGCTTGCGGAATTTTAGAAGCACGTTCTGAAGTAGACAAAGACTTAGCAATGTTAAATGGTAACACCGCACAATTCCGTTTATCTGAAGATACTGCGTTCTTGGAAGCAATGAACCAGACTCAAGCTGAGACAATGTTCTACGGTAATCCCGGAACAGATCCTAAAAAGTTTCTAGGTCTTGCACCAAGATACGGTGATCTTTCCGCAGATAATGCTGTAAACATTCTTGATGCAGGTGGATCAGGTTCTGATAACGCTTCTGTTTATCTAGTTGTTTGGGGTGACAATACTGTTTATTGTCCTTTTCCAAAAGGATCTAAAGCAGGTTTAACACACGAAGATCTTGGTGAGCAAACTGTTTACAATAGTGACGGTACAAGGTTACAAGCTTTTGCTACTCGTTACCAATGGAAAAACGGTTTGGTTGTTAAAGATTGGAGATACGTTGTTCGTATTTGCAACGTTGACATTTCTGACCTACTTGGTAGTGCTAATACACAAACTGCTGCTGCATCAACTAACTTAGTTAAATTGATGGCTAGAGCATTATACAGAATACCAAACATGGCTATGGGAAGAGCAGCGTTCTATATGAACAGAACTGTTCACTCAGGCATGAGTATTGCTGCACTTGATAAATCACAAAATGTATTATCAATACAAGAAGGTTTATCTCAGTTTGGATCAGCACAAAGCTACTTATCATTCTTGGGTGTTCCTCTAAGAAGAGTAGATGCACTAATTAATGCTGAAGCTCGTGTGACTTAATAGTTACAAGATATTTATTTCTATTTTTTTGGAGAATTTCTTAAAATGATTACAGACAAACTGCTCCGAGTGAGCGAAGATCAAGCATTAACTACAACTGCTGTATCTACTAACACTATTGATTTAAGTGTTGCTAGAGATGTAGGTGAAGGTACTGCTTTGTATATGAACTTTGCAGTAACAGAAGCATTAGCTAATGGTACAAGCGTAAAGTTTGAAGTTATTAGTAGTGCAGCAGCAAACTTAGGTTCTCCTACTGTAATTGGTAGCACCGATGCTATCCTTACAGCAGCATTAACACTAGGTAAAAATGTAGTTGTTCGTATTAACCCAGATATCGCTGGCAAAGGCCAAAGATATTTAGGTGCTAGATACACAATTGCAGGTACTTTTAACGCTGGTAAAGTTACTGCTGACGTAGTAGAAACAATCGGTGATGGTAGGAAGTTCTATGCTTCTGGCTTTACCGTAGCTTAAACTAAAAACGACTTATGCCTATTTACAAAGCAAAAATTAAGTGTTTCGTTGGTCAATCTATGAGAGAAGCTGACGAAGAATTTGAGTATAACGGAGAGCCTTGCAAGCATCTTGTATTAGTTAGTGGTCAAGAACCTCAGACACTTGTAGCGTCTACTACACCTGTAGCGTCTGAAGTAAAGACTACTAATTTAGAATTGATGACTAAAGCAGAACTTGAAGTTTATGGTCGCACTATCGGTATTGAACTCGATAGAAGGCAAACAAAAGATACTCTTATTAAACAACTTGAATCTGCTAGTAAATAGGTTTAGTCTTCTTATTTGACTTACAGGGGGCTAGTAGTATTACTGCTATGCTCCTCTTTTTATAGGAGATGTAATGGCAACTGAAGTAGATATTTGCAACCTTGCCCTAGCTCATTTGGGTGATGATGCAACAATAGCATCGCTATCTCCACCAGAGGGATCAGCACAAGCGGAAAAAGCTGCACGTTTTTATCCAATTGCTAGAAACAATTTGCTAGAAATGCATAATTGGAATTTTGCAGCCAAGCGTGGAAATCTAGCACTTACTACAAATACATTAGATCAATGGGATTATGCATATGTTGCACCTGCGGATATGATGTCTCCTGTTGCAATAATATCTCCTACTTCACAAAACGATTACGCTACAAGAATGTCAGCAGGGGATACTCCCGGAGGAATAACATCTAACTATGCACCGACAATTGTGGCAGGGCAATATACACCACAACAATTTGCAGTAGAAGGTGAATATATTTATACCAATCAAGAAAATGCAATGTTGCGATATCAAGCATTTATAACTGATCCGTCATTATTTTCTCCGTTATTTGTAACTACATTGTCATGGCATTTGGCATCTATGCTTGCAGGTCCTGTAATAAAGGGAGATCAAGGAGCAGCAGAAGCAAAACGCAGTACACAAATGATGACAAATTATTTAACTAGTGCAAAACAATCAGATAATTTACACAGAGATATTACGGTAGAACATATAGTACCTTGGACATCTGGGAGATAATTAATGCCAGTTACACGCAATTTTAAACAAGCATTTTCTGGAGGTGAGATATCACCAGAAATGTTTGGCCGTATTGCTGATAATAAATTCCAACAAGGTGCAGCAACAATGCGTAATTTTATTGCTAAACCACAAGGACCTGCTCAAAACAGACCGGGATTTGCTTTTGTAAAAGAAGTTAAATATAGTGCAAAATCTACAAGGTTATTATCTTTTACATTTAATACAACTCAAACTATGGTAATTGAGTTTGGTGATCAATATTTTAGGTTTCATACACAAGGACTAACTTTAAATTATAGCGATGGATCAGCATGGAGTGGCGGTACTAATTATGTAGTTGGTTCAATAGCTAAACATAGCGGTACAAATTATTATTCTAAAACTGTTCATTCTAATAGTCAGCCACCAAACTCTACAAATTGGTATGCATTACCTGCTGATATGACGTATGAAGTACCACATCCATATTTAGAAGCAGAATTATTTGATGTGCATTATGTACAATCTGCTGACGTTATAACAATAGTGCATCCTAATCATGCACCTAGAGAATTAAGAAGACTTGGTGCAACACAATGGGAATTGCGTGTAATTGATTTTGGTAGTCCTTTGACAGCACCCGGTGGTGTCAGTTCTTCTATGTATATACCATCATCTACTACAACAAATACAGATACTTATCAAGCACATGAATATGTTGTTACGGCAGTAAAAGCAAATTTAGTAGATGAAAGCAATCAATCATCGGCTACTTCTGTTAACAACAATATATTTGTTACTGGAGCAAAAAATACTATTACATGGAACGCAGTTACTGGTGCTAGTCGATATAGAGTTTATAAACAATCAGGTGGTATATATGGATTTCTTGGAGAAACAACTTCTACTACACTTGTAGACGATAATATTTCACCAGACTTTTCTAGAACACCACCAATACATGAAAATGATTTTGTAGGTACTGGTAATTATCCCGGTGCTGTCTCTTATTTTGAACAACGTAGAGTGTTTGCAGGTACAAATAATGCACCGCAAAATATATGGATGACTAAATCTGGTACTGAAAGTAATATGTCTTTTGGATTGCCAATACGAGATGATGACCGAATTGAGTTTAGAGTTGCTGCTCGTGAAGCAAATACTATAAGACATATTGTTCCATTAACAAACTTACTTATGCTTACTGGATCAGCCGAATGGAGAATAACTTCTGTTAATAGTGATGCAATAACACCTACATCTATATCAGTAAAACCACAATCGTATGTTGGTTCTAATAATGCACAACCAGTAATAGTTAATAATAGCTTGGTATATGGTGCTGCTCGTGGTGGTCACGTTAGAGAACTAGGTTATAACTGGCAAGCTAATGGATTTATTACAGGTGATTTATCTCTTCGTGCTCCGCATTTATTTGATAATTTTACAATTGTAGATATGGGTTTATCAAAATCACCAATACCTATTGTATGGACAGTTAGTAGTAGTGGTAAATTATTAGGTCTTACATATGTACCAGAACAACAGATAGGTGCATGGCATCAACATGATACGGATGGTTTGTTTGAAAGTGTTGCTTGCGTATCTGAAGGTAACGATGACGTTACTTATTGCGTCATAAAAAGAACAATTAATGGTGCTAGTAAACGATATATAGAACGTATGGGTACAAGATTATTTGCAACTCAACGAGATAATTTCTTTGTAGATGCAGGTGCTACTCTTGACGGTACTAATACAAACACAGGCCAAAACGTTACCATATCTGCCGGTACAAATTATACAAAAGGAGAAAGCGTTACTATAACTGCTAATTACAATTTATTTAATGCTCCTCCTAGTACTAACGATATTGGTGATGCGATTGTATTAGTAGATGGTACAAATTATTATCGTTGCAATATAACCTCTACTACAAGTGCAACTGTAGCAACTGTAAAACTAGACAGAGATTTACCTGCATCTTTGCGTAATACAGGAATTACAACTTATGAAGTAGCAAGAAATGTAATATCAGGTATTAGTTGGCTAGAAGGAAAAACAATAAACATTTTAGCAGATGGTGCTGTACATCCACAAAAAGTAGTTTCTAGTGGATCTATAACTTTAGATCGTGCATCAAGTGTTGTACATCTTGGATTGCCTATAGAAGCTGATTTGCAAACTTTACCAATGGCTTTGCAAGTAGAAGCTCTTGGTCAAGGCCGAGTAAAAAATTTAAACCATGTATGGCTACGAGTATTAGAATCATCTGGTATTTTTGCAGGTCCTAGTGCAGATAAATTAGTAGAAGCAAAACAACGTACAACAGAACCATATGGATCACCACCAGATTTAAAAACACAAGATATAAAAATCATGTTGACTCCTACATGGCAAGATAATGGACAATTATTTGTACGACAAACTGACCCATTGCCATTAACTATTGTTGGTTTAACATTAGAAGTAGCAATGGGTGGATAGTGTGACCGTAAATAGATATTATGTATGTATACTAAAAAAATAAGGAAGTGTTGAAGTTATGACAACAGGTTGGAGTTCTTTAAGTAATCTTGGTAAATTTGGTGTAATATCACAAGGTTTTGGAGTAGTCGGTGGTATTATTGCTGCTGGTAGTGCAGCTAGTGCAGAAAAATATAAAACAAAAAGTTTAGCATTAAATTTACAGCATAAAAAAGATATGGCGTTGTTCAATCAACGCATGAAAGATAGTCAAGCAGATCATTTAAATAGAGTTTATAACAAGAAAATAATGATGCTTGGATTAAAACAAGGGTCAGCAAAATCTAAAGGAATAGTATCTATAGCATCTAGAGGTGGTGTCAGAGGTGTAGGTAGTAATCTAAACGTGATGGTAAGTAATGACATCTTGGCAAATATAGACAGAAATACTATGAATTCAAATAAAGTAAGGGCAGTACAAAACAAACGTCTAGAAGGTGTAGGGCTAGGTATTCAAGGAAGTATGTACGGAATGAGTGCAAGCAATATGTTTTCTACAGCATCACAAATAAATCCATTTATGAATATGACCAGTAGTCTTTTAACAGGCACTTCTAGTTTAATTAGTAGCCTTCCACAAAGTATGTTGGTTAAAGGATAATGGCAAGAGTACCTTTTCAGCAAAATTTAAATGTAGATTTACAAGCAGGTTCTGAAGTGCAATTTGGTGCTACTTCTGTAGAACCAATGAGAGATGTTGTTACTGATGATATAGAAAGAAGTGCTAAAGCATTACAACAAACTGGGCAAATAGCACAAAAGCTGGATGATGAATTAAATGATGCTGAAGCAAAAAAGTTATATAACGGTTTACACGCAGATATAGAAAATGAAACTAATAAATATACAAGCTTAAAAGGAGCACAAGCTGTATTACCTACAGGTACAACCGAAGAAGGTAAAAACAAAACAGCTTTTGATGACACTAATGCTAACTATGAAAGTATTTTAAAAACATATACTGACCAATCAAGCAATGGTGTTGTTAAATATATGCTTGAAAATATGGCTCAAGTAAGTATTAAGTCGGCTCAATCAAAAATAACACAACATTCTTTAACACAACAACGTATTTTTAAAGAAAAAGAAACTGAAGCAAAAATAGATAATCATCAACTAGATTCAATAAAAAGTATTACTAGATTTAATGATCCGGGAAGCGAACATTGGACTGCTTTTGGTAGTGGCATTGTAGAAATACAATCATATTCAATAGATAAAGGATGGAATATTGATCCAAACAAAGGAGAAGTTAGTGCTCAATATTTAAACATGGTAAAAGAATATACAAGCGAAATACATGATAAAGCTGTTAAATGGTTTAAAGATAATGACCAACAAGTTTTAGGAAAACAATATTTTGCAAAACACGCACAAGGTTTTAATATAGGAGGGCAACAAATAGTTACTGTTGATGGTGAAACAGTAGTCAGAGGTTTGTCTGAATTACAAAAAAGTGAAAACGAATTTTGTGCTACTAAAATATGCGATAACGTTTTAACTTACGAAGGTAACTCCAACGATAATAATTTTTTACATCAAGCAGATTTTGTATTAAAACTAGACAGTAATAATAATATTGATAATGGCAATGGATCGTCAGTTATAGATGGATATAATGCTGATTTAATGCCTAATTTAGAAGCAAGTAAAAGTGAAAACGTAGAACAGCTACAACAAATTAGAGCAACATCAAAATACTACAATATAGAATCACCTCAATATCAACAAATTATTCCACAACACGCAACAGCACATTTATTTGCAATACAAAAATTAGGTGTAGACAAGGCCGATTCGTTGTATACAAACGCAGTTAAAGACGCAAATATTGATAAAGAAAAATATAACAATAATCCAAAGTATTTTGTAGAAATAAATAAAAAAGTAATGGCAAATTTTAATAAATTATTTCTCGATGAGATAGAAATTGGATACACTCCAAAAGTACAAGAATTAAAGAAAAACAAAGAAACACTAGAAGCTAAAATTAAAAGACTAAAAACTAAAGGTGTACAAAAAGAACAAAAAGAAAACGCACAAGAAAAATTAAATGTAATTAATACAGAATTTGAATTAGCAAAAAACCAAGCAGATACATATGTAAATTCAATTTCTAATGATTTACTTGTTATAAATAATGATATTGATTATGAATACGTTAATGGCAAAGAATATGTAAAAGTTAATCCAGTAACTAATTTACCTCCATTAACTTATTATGAAAATCAAATTAAAAGTACAATAACTGATCCTGTTAAACAAGAACACGCATTAACAGAACTTAGATTTAAATACAATCAAATTGATAAAGAAAGAACAGAAACTTACAATACTGCGTATACACAAGCAGAGGATATAGCTTTTGCACAACCAGATGGATGGAAAATGTTAAAAGCAAATGGTATTGATATAAATAGTTTTACTCCAAAAGATCAAAAAATATTAAAAGGTGGTCAACCAGAAGTATCAAATGAAGATGCTTTAAATGAAATAGAAGCAAATGATGTTGAGATATTGCAAGATGAAAATAAATTAAAATCGTTTAGACATCAATTAAATCCGGGTGACTATGAATATTATGTAAACCAATTAAATGGCAACAAGTCAAACAAACTAAAAAGCAAAGGCATTACAGTAGATAAAGCAATTTTTGACGAAGCATTAGATGAAAATAACCTTAGTGATTTAGTAGATGATGGAGGTAAAAAATATCGCAGATTAAAATTTAAATATAGAGATCGTTTAAATTTTTATTATGAAAATGGTGTAGAAATAACATATGAAAAAAGAAAATCAATAATTAAAGAAATTTTAACTGATGACGTTTTGTTTGACAGAGGTGGTGTAAATCAAGTTAGATCATTATTTGGTGGTGATCCAACAAAACAAGTTTATGAATATAAAGAAGGTAGCGATGATTTTAAACGTTTATATGTAGAGATAGGTGATGAAACAGTTTATTTACATGACATACCACTTAATTTACGAAGTCATATTTTAAGACAATTGTTTATAACTGGTGAAGCTTTAACTAGTGAAAACATAGCAGAGGAATATGTAAACGCAGGTAGACCAAAAGATACAGATACTTATGATAAAAACATAAAAATAAACATGATGAGAGGTAAATAAATTATGAATTCTAATTTAATTAAATACGAAGATTTAGGAAACAACGATGATAATAACAATTTTAATAGTGAAAATAGTGATAGTCTTTTTCGTGAATATGCGAAATATAAACAGGACAAGCAATGGGATAACATTAGGCAAACTTTAAAAGCTGTTAGCGAAATAGAAGGTGACAAAGCAGGTGAAATACAAAGATTTAAAGAGCAGTTTAATTTGCCAGAAGATTTTGATCTTAAAGATGATGACGAAACTTTTGAATATATAAAAAAAAGAAAACGTGAAGAATATATATTAAATCAAAATTTTGCAAGAATAAATCCAGTACTAGCAAAACAATTAGAAGATCCTAAATTTGCTGCATTAGCACATGACAATATAGAACATTTACAAGAGTATTACACAACAACCAGAGCATTAACAGCAGTACCACGGTTTGTAAAAAATGAGCTTCAAGGTTTACCTCAAGGTATACATAAAGGTTGGTTATCAAACGAAAGAGGATTATTAGGATATCAGTTAATGACAGGTGATGAAAATAATGAATACCATCAAGGCGATAGAATTAAAAAATTTATAGCTGCTGACATTTTTGGTGCGTTTAGCAAAAAACAATCAAGAGAAGAAAAACTAGCAAGAATAAAAGAAATTGATCAAAAAATTGGATTGTATAATGAAGATGGTGTTGGTTGGTTAGAAGCAGGTGGATATTATTTTGGACAATGGGGTAGGACGTTACCTGCTGCTGCAACAACAGGAATAATTACTTCAAAAATAAATGCAAAAATTGGTGCATTAGCAGGTAGTGTTGTTCCCGGTAAAGGTACAGTCGTAGGTGGAATAATTGGTGCAACAACAGGTTTACCGGCTGCGTACAACTATATGTTTATGAACTCATATTTTGTTGAAGGTGGTAATTCTTATTTAGATGCAATACAAAGAGTTGGTGGATTAAATCACGAAGATGCTGCACGACAAGCACAATTTGTTGGCATACTTGCAGGTTCAGTTGAAAGGATAGGATTGCCATTTTTATTTGGTGCAGGTAGTCGGCTTGTATCAAAAAGTGCCGTAGGAATGGGTACTAGTAAATGGCTTGCAGGTTCTATAAGTAGATCGGGCTTAGATAAGAAATTACAACCTGCATGGAATATGTTTAATAAAAGATTACTAAGGAGAGCAACTAATGTAAGTCTTAGCGATAAATTTGAACAGCTTACAAAATACTCTGTATCAAGCAATATTTTTGCTGATATTGCACAAAACGTATTGACAGAAAATGCAACAGAAGTAACTCAAGAACTTATAAATATTATTGGATACAACATAGCTGCTGAAATGGCTACTTATGAAACTACAAACGTATCAGCAGAAGAAGGATGGGACAGAATACGAAACGTATTATGGGATACCACAAAAGGTATGTTGACATTTGGTGTTTTGACATCTGGTGGTGGTTATTATCGAACAGTAAATAATTTAAGGCAATCAGATAGTGATCAAGAATATATTGACAAGATGCTTGAAATTACACAAAACGATAAAACATTAAAAAGAAATAAAAATTTATGGCAAAGATATATGGATTTAGTTGGTGAACGTAATGGTGTTAAAGATTTTTATATAGACGCAAAAACATTTCAACAACAGCTAGATGAAAATGATATATCAATGGAACAATTAGAATTGTTTTCTCCAGAACTTAGTGACCAATTAAAAAAAGCAGACGAAGAAGGTCTTGTTGGTAAAAACATAAAAATTACAACTGGTGATTATTTAGCAAATGTTGCAGGTACAGAATTTCATAATATATTAAGGCCACATATACGTCTTGGTGCAAATACATATAGCCAAGCAGAATTTCAAGAAGTTTATAAAATAAAAGATCAAATGCTAGATAAGGCATTAACTGATATTAAAAAAGGCACAGCAGAATTTAAAGAATCACAAAGAGAAGCAAAAGCATATAAAAAACAAATAAAAGAACAACTTATTGCTACAGGTCAATATACAAAAGAATCTGCAACTGCATTAGCAAATTTACCTTTACATTTTGCTTTGACTTTCGCAAAAAGATCCAATATGTCAATTAAGGATTTTTTAAATAAATATTTATATAGTGTTCAGTTTGAAGGTAAACCAAAAACTTTTGGAGATGACTTTTTTAATCAGAACGGATCAATAAGAACTGAGTCAACATTGTTTAAAAATTGGTTTGGTAAATCAAAAATGAAAAATGCTGATGGCACACCAATGGTTGCGTATCATGGTACAACAGCTAGTTTTGATCGTTTTGATTTAGATAATCCCAATAAATATGATATGGGATTTTTAGGTAAGGGAATATATTTAACACTTAATGAAGGTCATGCAAAAACATATGCAAGGCAAAAAAGTGTACGAACAAATGCGAAAGAAGCAGATCGTGTAGTTATGCCTTTATATGTGCGTTTAGAAAATCCATATAGAGAAACAGATCGCAAAACAAAACAACGAATAAAAGAAGGCGGTAAAGCAGCAAGAGATAATTATAAAAACAAATTAATTAGCGAAGGACACGATGGTGTATTAATGGTTAATCCTACAACAAACGAAGTTACAGAAGTCGTTGTATTTGATCCTAATGCAGTTAAATCAGTAAATAACAAAGGTAGTTGGTCTAGAGAAGTAGATAATATATACGAGCAACAATTACAAACATTTGAGCAACAAGGAAAACAACAAGAACAAGGTAAGTTAGTACCACAAGCTATATTTCAAATAGCAAATTTAAGAGAAAGTTTTGATTTTGCAAAAGGTAAAACATACGCTACTAACCGTGATTTTAAATTAGCTTTACAAGAGCGTGTTATAAACGAAGCTAAAAAAGCAAAAGTTGATGTTAAACAATTTACAGCAGAAGTAGAAAAATATCTTGTACAAACTGTTTTAGCAGATGCAATTTTTGCATTAGAAGAAAACTCAAATGCAATAGGTTGGTATAACGAAAAAATTACTAAAGCTAAAGCATTATTAGCAAAAGTACATCCAGAACTAGCGACAAATCCCGAAGCAAATTTTGCATTTACTTGGGCATTGGCTAATACATCTAACGGTATTAAAGTAGATAAAAATTTTGAACTTGCAGAACAGGCATATAGTTATTGGGAAGAAAATGGTGAGTTTCCTCTTGACATCGGTATAGGTGACGCAAGTGCTGCAATAAATAACAATTTTAAATTGTTTAACAGATTAATAAAAGAAAAAGGATTTGAAAGTTTTGAAAACTTTATGAAAACAACTCACACGGTAAAAGAAGTAGAAGCATATACAAATGACGAAGTATCTGGAGAAACTCAAGGGGAAATTGTATATGGTGCAGCAGTCATGGGTCCAAAAATTGGTAATGGATTTTTTGCAAATTTATATGGTAATTATGAACAGTTAACTATGGATAGATGGTTAATGCGTACATGGGGAAGAATGAGAGGTGAATTAGTTATTGACTATACAAAACAAGCAAAAGTAAAACGTGGGCAACTTAAAGAATTAATTAAAGCATTGTCTTTAAAAGAAAAAAAACAATTATCAGAAATTATTGGAATAAAAGTTAAGCTTTCTAATTTAGATGAAGTAGGTGTTGCAATACAAAAGGCAAGTACAAAAGATGCTAAAAGAAAGAAAATGAATGAAATAGCAACGGTACTAGAAAAACCAGAAAGAAAACAATTTTTATTTAATTTATTAGGTAAACCACAAAAAAGATATCCACACATCAGTATTGGCGGTGAGATAAGAAAAGGTGGTAATGCATTGGCAAAATATTTAGACGGTCAAAAAGAAGCACCAAGCGGTGCTCCAGAAAGACGAAATATAAGAAAAGTTTTTAGTCAAGTGTTGTCAGAGTTGCAACAAAACGAAAAAGATCTTACAATGGCAGATCTACAGGCATTGCTTTGGTATCCAGAAAGACGCTTGTATGATGCTGCTAAACTTGATTCACAAGAAACAAACTCAGGTTACGAAGACAACGAAGCTCCTGATTATGCAAATGCTGCTGAAGCTCTAGCTAGGCAGCAAGGTGTATCAGACGCTGACATTCAAACTACATTACAGGAGGTAGACAATGAACTCGAACGTCAGGCCACTATCGGCACAAGAGGAAGTGAATCTGGAGAAGGAAGAACAGGAGGAGTACGAAAGACTGATACTTTCCAACAACAAGGAACAACAGACACAAACATTGACGAAAGCACAGGACTCCCCCTTAACCCAGACGGAACAGTCACCGTCTACCATCACACCAATAGAAGAGCAGCCGAAGCAATCAGAGCTACAGGTGAACTCACAAGTGCTGGAGAACCTGATGTCTACGTTACCACCAGAGCTATCACAGATACTGGTTACGGCAATACAGCAGTTACCATCAGGGTCGACCCTTCTAGACTTAGTCTCGATGATGAATTCCCTAACGGACAAAGAGATTTCCGACTCTCAGTTGGAAAGCCTAGAGGATCTATTCGAGTAAATGTTGGCGAATTTTTAGAACAACGTAAAGACAGCAAAGGACCAAAAGGTAGATTTGATCCAAAGTCATTTACAACTTTAATAAACCAAGAATCAGATATATCAACATTTTTCCATGAAACTGGACATTATATGTTGTCAGTTATGGAAGATATTGTTATGCAACCAGACGCACCTGCTGACATGGTGAATGACTTTAATGTCTTACTAGATTTCTGGGGTGTTGAAGATATTAAAACATGGAGCAAATTTAGTTTAGAAGAGAAAAAACAATACCATGAAGCTTTTGCATTAAACTTTGAAATCTATTTGCACGAAGGAAAAGTACCAAATAACGATTCTAAAATGCGTAAAATTTTTAGAGATTTTGTTAGATATCTTGGAGAAGTATATGAAAATATTAAATATGAATTAAATACACAATATAAAAAATTATTTGGCAAAGATTTACCAGTACTCACAGATGAAGTAAGAAGTGTTATGGATCGTATGCTTGCTACTAATCAAAATATATTATTAGCTAACGAAATATATGGAATGAAAGCAATGTTTTTAACAAAAGAAGAAAGCGGAATGACAGATGCAGAATGGACAGATTATCAAACAAGATTGCAAGAAGCTTTTGATGAATCCAAAGAAATATTAAATCAAAAAAGTATGGCACAACTTGAATGGCTTGATGGAGCACGAGGTAAATATTTAGCTAATTTACAAAGAAAACATAAAAAAACTTATAAAAAAGTAGAAGCAGAAGTAACACAAGAAGTACAAAACGAAAAAGTTTATAGATTAATAAATTATTTAAAACGTGGTGAAACTACAAACGACAAAGGAGAATTAGTAAAAGTACAATCTGGATACAAAATATCTATTGAAAGCGTAAAACAATTAGTTCCATTCCATGAAATGAAATATGAATTACAACAACTTGGTTATGGTAAATCTGGAATGGTTGCTAAAGAAGGGCAAAGCGTAGAAGACGTTGCAGATTTGTTTGAATATGCAAATGGTTTAGACATGATAGATGCAATACTAAGTGCAAGACCAATAACAGAAGTTATAAAAGAAAGAACAGAGCAACGTATGCTTGAAGAATATTCTGAATTAGTAGACAAAAGATTAATTGAGTTAGGTGTATTAGAAGCATTACATAACGAAGCAAGATCAAGATTTATATCTTTGGAATTAAAATTTTTATCAAAATCTACACAACCTGTACGTTTACAAGTAGCTGCTGCAAGAGAAGCTGCGTTAGATATTTTGGCAAAAAGAAAATTACAAGACATCAAACCAAGTGAATATAGTCGTGATGAATTAAATGCAAGAAAAGAAGCAGAAGACGCAATAAGTAAAGGTGATGAACAAAGGGCTGTACAAGCTAAACGAGCACAACTTATAAAAAATCAATTAGCAAAAGAAGCTATAGAAATACATAAAAATTACGATAAAGCTATTAAAAAATTTGAAAAGTTTTTACAAACAGATCAAAAATTTAGAGATAAAAATAAAAAATACAAACGTAATATGTTTTTAATAGATGCAGGTAGAGCTATTTTATTTAGTTTTGGAATTGGTAAAAAGAAAATAAATGTAACAGAAAAAATGAATCAGATTAAAGAATACAATCCATTTACTTACGAACAACTACAACCGATTATTGAGAAAGCAGGTCGCAAACGTGGACAAACTGATTTGTTATCTTTGACAAATGATGAATTTTTAAATTTAGAAGAAACATTAGATTTTTTATGGCATCAATCTTTACGAGATGAACAGATAAGACAAGGCAATAAATTAGTAGCTTTCGAAGAAGCTCGTGATCCATTGTTAAAAATCTTAGATAAAAATATATCTAGAAGTCCACAAGCCAGAGAACGTCTAGCCAATCCACCGGGAAAAAGAGAAGCAGTAAAAACTACTTTTAAAACAAGATTGCATAAATTTGTTTTAACACTTGGATCTAATTTGCAACGTATGGAAAGTTTTACAGATCTTATGGATGGTGCTGATGAAGTAGTCAAAGGTTTAGGATCAGCGGTATTACAGTTAAAAGGTGGTAAACTTGGAAAATTTTATAACACTTTATATTATCCAATCAAAGAAGCATTAAACGAATATAGACAGCAACAAGTTGTTATTACTAAAGAATATACAGATTTAGTTGCTGCATTAGATTTTGGTAATAAAGAAAGTAAAATAACTGCTTACGAATTTGATGAAGTTGGTAATGATTCTGATGCATATACTTTTGGAACTGATTCTGACGGCATAGGTAAGGTAGAACTATTAGGAGCTATGTTGCATACAGGTAATGATAGTAATTTGAAAAAATTATTATTAGGTAGAGGATGGGGTTCATTAAATGAAGACGGCACATTAAATAGAACACATTGGGATAATTTTGTACAACGAATGAAAGACGAAGGAATATTAACGCAAAGTGATTATATTTTCTTGCAAGCAGTATGGGATTTAAATCAAAAAATGTTACCACTTTTGCAAAACGCACATAGAGAACTTAATGGTTTTTATTTTAAAGTTGTAGAAGCTACACCTATTGTTAATGAGTTTGGAACATTTAGAGGTGGATATGTACCTGCAAAAGGTGATCCTAATATGACTAAGCAAGACGTAGAAATTACTGTTGAACAATTACAAAGAGAATTTAGAATGTCATTGCCTATGGTAGAACATGGCATGACAAAAGAACGTAATGAAAACTTTGCACAACCATTGTCATTAAATTTAGGCTACATGACTAAACATATAGATGACAGTTTGCGTTATTCTTATGTCCAGCCTGTTGTTAAAGATGTTTTAAAAATAGTTAATGATAAAGAATTTCAGAAAAAATTAGAAATACTAAACCCTGCAAAATTAGATACATTAATTAAACCTTGGTTGCAAACAGTTGTATCACAAAGAACTTTTGCTCCAAGCGGTATGGGTGCAGAATTTGATGCAACTTTAAATGCAACTAGAAAAAGAGGTGGTATAGCAGTTATGTTCTTTAATCTTAAAAATGCTATAGAACAATACACAGGTGTATTCCCTGCAATGTTAAAAGCAACACCTGTACAAATGTTAAGTTCTTTGCAGAATTACATAGCTGATAGAGAAGGCACAATGCAAGCAATTGCAGATCTTTCACCATTTATGGCAGATCGTCAATTAAATCAAATTTTTGATATACAAAACAGATTGCAAGAATTAATAGTTAACCCAAATGATTTTACAAAGTTTAAAGATTGGTCTACAAGACACGCATATTTTTTACAGCAAACATTTCAAAATCAAGTTGATGCTGTTGTATGGATGGCAGTTTACAACCAAACGCATCAAAAATTACCTACTTCTATGAGTGATATAGAGGTGCAAACAGAAGCAATAAAGCAAGCTGACGCTGCTGTTCGTATGACACAAGATAGTTTATTGCCAGAAGATAGAGCAGGTTTTCAAAACTGGAATCCTATTATTCAATCTATAAGTCAATTTACTGGTTATTTTAATAACATAGCTAATTTAAATAACAATCAATATCAAAAAATAACTAGAGATATTGGATTTAATAATAAAGGTAAAGGAACAGAGCAATTATTTTATATGTATTTTTACAGCATTATGATGCCAGCAATAATAGCAGGGATGATAGGAAGAACATTCGCAGGTAATTTATTTTTAGATGAAGAAGATGACGGCATGATTGTAGATGACATGATGAAAGCAGTACTAGGAGATTTGGTAAATTATAAAAAAGCATTTGTTCCTATTTTTGGTAATGCATTACTTATTCCAATAAATCAATTTGATGACAAACCTTGGAATGACAATTTAGTTTCTAGTCCATCTTTAGAATTGTTAGTTAGAGGATCACAAACTGCGTTTAAATTACCTGTTGATTTAATACAAGGTAAGGGTATAAGTGGTAGGCAAGTAAGAGATATAAGTGCTTTAGTTACTATATTTTCTGGCATACCAGTTACACCATTTGGAAAATCAGGTGGTTATTTAATAGATGTAGGAACAGGCAAAGTAAACCCAGAGAATACATTAGATTTAATAAGAGGAGCAATAACTGGTAAGGCTAGTAAAGCAAGTAGAGGTTTGTAAGGTGTGACCGTAATACAAAGATTAAAAGGTAACCTTAATAAGATAGTGAAGATGTCTAATTAATGACAATAAATTCGACTACGAGAAAGACGAATGCGTTAGTTGGTAATGGTAATACTGCTACATATCCCTTTGCGTTTAAAGTTTTTACTGATGCAGATGTTGTTGTAAAGAAATTAGAAACCGCAACAAGTATAGAAACTACATTAACTCTTGGTGCTAGTAATGATTATATAGTTACTTTAAACTCAGACCAAAACGGTAACCCCGGTGGAAGCATAACTTTAAAATCTGGAGGTAATAATCAAAATTTAGCAAGTGGTTTTACTATTGTTATTACTTCTGCTTTAACACCATTACAAGGTACAGACTTAACAAACCAAGGTGGTTTTTATCCAGAAGTTATTAATGATGCATTAGATAAAGCAATAATTTTGCATCAGCAACAACAAGATGAAATAGAAAGATCAATTAAATTTTCACTAACTAATACTATTGGTAGTTTAGAAATTACAGAAAATGCTAACAATCGTAAAAATAAAGTATTAGGTTTTGATAATTTAGGTGAATTTGAAGTACTAAAAGAACTAGGAACTTATCGTGGTAACTGGGCTGCTAGTACTAGTTATGCAGTAAGAGATCTTGTAAAAGATACTTCTACTAATAATATTTTCTTTTGTAATACAGCACATACATCTTCTGGATCACAACCATTAACAACCAATACTAACTCTGCAAACTGGGATCTTATTGTAGATGCAGCATCAGCAACTACGTCAGCAAACAATGCAGCATCATCAGCTACAGCATCAGCCAACTCTGCAACGGCATCAGCCAATAGTGCGACAGCAGCAGCAACCTCTGAAACAAATGCAGGCAACTCTGCAACTACTGCAAACACACATAAAAATGACGCACAAACTGCAAAGACCGCAGCAGAGACAGCACAAACGGCTGCTGAGACAGCTAAGACAGCAGCAGAAACTGCGTTAGATTCTTTTGATGATAGGTATTTAGGAGCTAAAGCAAGCAACCCTACACTTGATAATGACGGCAATGCGTTATTAGACGGAGCGTTATACTTTAATACAACTTCTAATATTATGAGGGTTTATGACCTTGGTAATACTACTTGGTTAGATTTAAATATAACAGGAACAAATTTAACAAACGTAAATACTGTAGCCGGAGCAATAGCTAATGTTAACAATGTTGGTGGATCTATAGCAAACGTCAATAGCGTAGGTGGAGATATAGCTAACGTAAATACAGTTGCAGGTAACATATCAAATGTTAATGCGGTAGCAAGTGATATTGCAAAAGTAGTAACAGCAGCAAATGATTTACAAGAAACAACATCTGAAATAGATACTGTTGCAAATAGCATTACTAATGTAGATCTGGTTGGAAATAATATTTCAAATATAAATGCATTAGGTCAAGTATTAGCAGGTCAAACAACATATGCAGTTACTGTAGCTAGTGGTGTTTTTTATATTGATGGTGCATCAAACCCAACATTAAATTTAATTAAAGGATACACATATATATTTACTCAATCAGATAATACAAATAACAATCATCCTTTAGCTTTCAAAGATGCAAGCGGTAATGCATATACAACTGGAGTAACAGTAAATGGCACGGCAGGTCAAGCCGGTGCAAATGTAACTTTTGTTGTCCCTTCAAATGCCCCTGCGTCATTACGTTATTACTGCACAGTACATGGTAATAGCATGGGTAATACTATTGCTGTTAGCGATGACAACATAGGAGTTGTAGCAGGTAGCATAGGCAATGTAAATACTGTTGCAGGTGCTGTTAGTAACGTAAATAACGTAGGTGGCAGCATTGCAAATGTTAATACTGTTGCATCTAACCTTAGTGGTGTTAATGCTTTTGCTGCTAGATATAGAATTGGTTCTAGTAATCCTACAAGTGATCTTGATGCAGGTGATTTATTTTTTAATACCTCTTTACAAAAATTACTTGTTTATAACGGAACAACTAGTGCATGGGAAGAAACCCAAACTATTGGTAACTTTTTTATAAATACTATTAGCCAATTTTCTGGTACTGGTGGTAATAGTGCAACATTTAATGGTGCTGCGTATAAATTTACTTTAAGCAATGCAGGTGCTTTTGCTCAACAAATGCTTGTCAGTATTGCAGGTGTTATACAAAAACCTAATTCTGGTACAGGCCAACCTAGCGAAGGATTTGCTTTAGATGGTGCAAATATTGTATTTAGTTCTGCCCCTCCAACTGGTGCTGATTTCTTTATTGTTACTATTGGTGCATCTGTAAGTATTGGAACTCCAAGTGACAACACAGTAACAAGTGCAAAAATAGTTGATGGAGCTATTGTTAACGCTGACGTAAATGCTAGTGCAGCGATAGCAGGTTCTAAATTAGCAGATGATTCTATATCTTTAGCAAAATTAGAACATGGTACATCAAGCAATAATGGTAAGTTTTTAAGAGCTAATAATGGTGCTGATCCTACATTTGAGACATTAGACCTTACTGCCTTAAGCGCATCTAATTTAACTTCTGGAACTGTACCTGACGCTAGATTCCCTGCAACCTTACCAGCAGCATCAGGTGCAAACTTAACAAATGTACCAGCAGCAAATATCACTGGTACTTTACCTGCAATTGATGGATCAAATCTTACTGGTATAACAGCAGGTGCTCAGGGTGGTGGTGGTGAATCTATATTCTTTGAGAGTGAAGTTGCTATGGATAATGATTACACAATAACTGCAAATCATAACGCTTTGGTTGCAGGTCCCCTAACAATTAATGCTACACTTACAATAAATTCACCTTCAGTTCTAACGGTTCCATAATGGCTTTAGTACTTAACGGATCAGCAAACACAATAGGCGGTTTAGCAAATGGCGGTTTACCTGATGGCTGCATATTAGATGCAGATATAAATGGAATGGCAGCTTCCAAATTGTCAGGTGCTTTACCCGCTATTTCTGGTGCATCTTTAACAGGACTAAGTTCTGGATTAGCAATGGCAGATCAATGGAGGATTACAAGCACACAATCAAATGTTTATGGTAATGCTTTAATATCAGCAAACTGGGAAAGAAATGATACTGATTTCGCTTATATTGGAAGTGGAATGACAGAATCAAGTGGTACTTTTACTTTCCCTGTTACTGGAATATATCTTATAAGAGCTATAGCTACTTACGAAGGGCAAAATGATGTTCATGGACAAAATGAACGTCAGTACTTAGGTCTATTACTTAGACAAACTACAGACGGCTCTAATTATAATTATCTTGCTGAAGTTTACGATTCTTCGGGTAATAAATATGGTCATGCTTCTAGAGCTTGCGTAGTAGCCGAAGCAATATTTGATGTTACTAATGTAACTACACATAAAATACGACTGCATCACCATACAGTAGGGTCAGCATATTTGAGAGGTGACTCTAATGCTCAACATACTGGTATAACTTTTATCAAACTAGGAGACACATAAGATGTTTGCAGAAAGACCCAATCACATAGAACATTATCTTGTAAACGTAAGAAAAGGTGCGTGGTTTGGCTGGAGTAACAGCAAAGACAAAATCTACGCAAACCTTATAGTGCATGATGGAGGTTCTAAACCAACAGAAACAGAATGTACTGACGGATTAGCAGCTTTACAGGCAGCTTGGGATTTAGAATTTGATTCTTATAAATCTCAAAGAAGAGCAGAATATCCCTCTATTGTTGACCAGTTAGACGACATCTATAATAATGGAATAGATGGCTGGAAAGCTACTATCAAAGTTACTAAAGACAAATATCCTAAACCATGACAGCAAAGATTAAACTAAACGCAGCATCAGGGGGTGGGTCTTTCAGCTTACAAGCACCCTCTTCTTCTGCTAATAACAGAGTTTTTACACTACCAGACTCAGCAGATGCAACACTTTTAACTAGCACTTCATCTGTAGGAAAAGTTCTTCAATTTAAATCAACAACTAAAACAGATGTATTTTCGCAAAGTAATCCCGGAGAAAGCACTTATTCAAATGCTGCGATGTCTGTAAGCATAACACCTTCAAATGCAAGTAATAAAATACTTGTACGAGTTATGGCAACAGTATCAACAAGTGTTGCTGATACAAGAATTGCTATGGGTATTTTTAAAGATGGTTCAATTTTAGTGCAAGGTGATGCTAGTGGTAGTAGGAACCCAGCAACCGCAGAAACATATCAAGACATCCAAGCTAGTGCAGAAACAATATCAGCAGAATTTGAAGATACTGCTGGTGGTACAAGTGCGATTACTTATGATATTAGGTTAATGCACTCTCAAGCTGGCTCTGGTGCAACTCTATATTTAAATAGATCAGGTTTAGATCATAATTCAATTGGATATTATCGGACTGTTTCGACAATATCAGCAATGGAGATGACACCATAATGAAATTAGATCACGAAGCAATACGTAAAGCCTACCCATCTGTGGTAACAATTGATGATACAGGTTCAAAAATTTTAGATGCATCTGGTAATACTGTTTCTGTAGAGCAATCTAATATTGACGCTGCAAGAGTTACGCTAGACAATGAAGCACTTGCTGTTAAGTACAAAACCGATAGAACAACTGATGGTTCTACTGTTTACAATTCTTTGGGAGATCAACTTGATATGTTGTATGCAGATATGCTTGCAGGTAAACTAGATACAACTGGAACGTGGGCTGCCCACATTAAAAAAGTTAAGGACTCTAATCCTAAGCCATGAGTGAAATTAAAGTAAATTCGATAAAAGGGGTAGGAGCCAGTGCTGCTGCTATTACTGTCAATAATACTGATGGAACGTGTACTGCCAATATTACTAATAACCTAAGTAATCGTAATTTAATAATTAACGGAGCTATGCAAGTGGCTCAACGTGGTCAATCGGGGTCTGGTGCTTATGGCTATTTCTCTGTTGATAGATGGTACAACTTTAATAGTGGTCTTGATGAAAACCCAACAGTGTCACAAGAGTCTTTAACAAGCTCTGATACACCTTTTTCTTCTGGCTTTAGAAAATATTTAAGATTTAAGAATGGTAATCAGACAAGTGGTGCTGGTGCTTCAGATCAGACATGGTTTAAAACAAGTGTTGAAGCTCAAAATGTCGCTCAAAGTGGTTGGAATTATACTTCATCTTCAAGTTTTATAACTTTATCATTTTGGATTAGAGCCAGCGTTGCACAAACTTATTATGGTTTTCTAAAAGCACCTGATGGAAGTAATTATTTATATCCCTTTTCAATGGCTTTATCTGCTGATACTTGGACAAAAGTAACAAAATCAATTTCTGGTAATTCTAATCTCGCATTTGATAATGATAATGGACTTGGATTAGAAGTTGGAATTTATGCTTATTTAGGAACAAGTTTAACTGATAATTCAGTTTCTCTTAATACTTGGGCTGCTTATTCTTCTGGAACGACAAGAACACCAGACCATACAACAACATGGTACACAACGAACGATTCAACCATTGATATTACAGGAGTTCAATTAGAAGTAGATCATACAGCATCAGGCGTGGCAACAGATTTTGAGCATAGGTCATTCGGTCAGGAGCTTGCTTTATGTCAGAGGTATTATCTTGCCTTTTTAGGTCCAAGTACAGTTTCAAATTTAGCTTTTGCTACTGGTACTTGGTATAACTCAACTAATATTTTTTGCCCAGTTAGATTTCCTGTAACAATGAGAGCAGCACCTACATTAGAAAGTAGTAATAATACAAATGATTTTTATGCTCTAATAGGTTCTCATGTTAATTATTTTAATCAAGTGACCCTTGTAGGATCGTCTATTAATGGTGCAAGAATTAAACCTAATTTTACGGCAAGTAATGGGTCTTCCGAATCTTGTGTAGTTCTTCATACAGAACTGACATCTGCACAATTAAGATTTAATGCGGAGCTTTAACTATGGCATTTCCAACAAACCCAATTTATAAATTAATAAAAGAACCTATAAAAAACAAAACGTCAGCAATAGTGACAACTAAAGGTTCAACAATAATTAGTATTCCACTTGACGAAGCAAACACCGACTACCAAGAATACTTGGAATGGGCTAAAACTAATACAGCGGAGGAAGCTGACTAATGGCACTAACTAAAATTTCTACTGATGGTGTAAAGGATGATGCTATAACAAAAGCAAAAATCCCTGCGGATCAGATAGAAGCTAGTGAACTAGCCAACAATGCTGTAGACACTAATGCTATACAAGACGATGCCGTAACAGAAGATAAACTAGCCAACTCTATTAACACAGCTATAGCTGCTAATACTGCAAAAGATCTTTCAGCTTTAAGTGCAAGCAACCTTACGTCAGGCACAGTTCCAGATGCAAGAATTTCTGCAAGTAGTGTTACTCAACACGCTACGTCATTTGACGATAACAATATTATTAACGACATATCAGCACTTGCTTTAAAAATTAATGCTTTAGAAAATGCTACTAAATATAATACAAATTCTACTTCTGTAGATACATTTCAAGATTCTAATGGAATAACAAATTTAACTAATGTTACAAGAAGCATAAATGAATATGTATCGTCAGCAGTTGATACTTTTAGTTCAGAAACTACATTAGTAGATGGTTACAGCAAAACAGCAGCACAGATCGCTAGTAATAATTTTAGAATTAATTCTATTTCAGCTAATAACTGGGAAATAATTGATGACGCAACACATACTCGTACTACTGGACATTACAACTCAGACGCTTCAAGGGAACAAGGTCATGTATGGGGATTGATTGCATCATCTGGTCAGGCTTCAAACTCTACTTATAATACTTTTGGACAATTCACAAATACATCAAGTGCTGATGTTTACATTGGTATTGACACAACTGCTAATTCTCCTCGTTTCGTTTGGACAAGATGGAAATTTGATAGATGGTGGGGAACTGGAACAGGTGTAAACGTAACTTTATCAGGTTCAAATAACTTAAGTGGCTCTTGGACAGTTTTAAAAACTATGACTCCAACAGCTACTACTGGAGTAGATAGTCAAGATAGTGGTAGTTTTTCAAACACAACCGAGTACAGATATTATCAATTTAAAATTCATAATATAGTAGGTGCGGTTGATATTGGTATAAAAGATTTATTAGTATTTGGTAAAACTATTTCACAAAGTGTTTCGGCAACTGGTTCATTTGAAAGCAATGCAATCACAGCTTCAGCATCTACTTCAAAGATAGGTGCTGTTATTACATATACAGATTTTGAAGGCACGGCAACTTTAAATACAGACTTAAAACTTTATGTATCAGCAGATAATGGTTCTAACTATACACAAGTAACATTAGTAGCACAACCTGATTTTGCAACTGGTGTCAAAATGGCTAAAGCAAATGACGTTACTGTAACCGCAGGTACACAACTTAAATATAAAGTTGAGTTTGCTAACCAATCAAATGGTTCTAAAGTAACAAGAGTTACTGGTGTATCAATGCAGTACTAATTAACTTTTTCTTGTAACTGCCTAGTCATCATCCCACCTATTAAATACAATGGTATAACGGTTGGCAGAATTATAAGGAAAGATATAATACTTACATGACCTATAGCTTTTAATACTGCTTCTTTAACCATGAGAAAAATTCTTGACGCTTTAACTATTTTATCTACTATTCTTGTTTTGGGAATATTAGGCGGTGGTTTTTTTACATACAAATATGTTCAATCACCCCAGTTTCAAAAAAAGATTATGGATAAAGTACTTGGGGAAGTAAAGGGGCTATTACCAAATGTTTTAGATAAAGGTTTGCCTGACATGACAGGGCCATCAATGCCTATTCCACTTCCTAAACAAGAAATAAAGTTTTAATTGGAAATACCTGAGATACATATACCTGATGTTCACATCCCATATACCTATGTGCCTGATTATAGGCATTCAAATGTACAAGTTATAGGTTGCACTTACTACCACAGAGATACAAAAAATACAGGCAATAGAAATTTATTAATAGAAGATCCTAATGGTGTGGTTAGTAATTGTCCATACCCTAGTTATAACCCATTAAATTATGTACCAGATCAATTAATAATTACTGAAGAGATGCCTAATCTTGCTAATGAAAGTGAGATGCCAGCAAGCGAAACACCACAACCTGAGATACCTAAAGACAAAAAAAAAGAAACTGAATACGAACCTTGTCCTCCTAGAAATGCACCATATAGAAAAGGAGATTTTAAAAACGAGCTTCGTATTGAAAGACTGTTAGACTATGAAAGAGACGTATCAGATGGTTCTTGTAATGCGGTCTGGGAAAAAGTACCTTTTGTCGATCAATACATCCCAACGGCTAGCGTGGTTGTCTCTACTATTTTTATCGCTAGTGTGGCTGCGACTACACCTATTATTATCCAGCTTATAAAACCTTTGATCAAGCAACTTATAAAGAAGGTTACTTCTCGGAAGTCAAAGAATGAGAGTGAGGAATTACCTGACCGGGAGGAACTGTAACTGCAATACCTTCGCATATAGATGCAAACTTGCCTGTAAAAACTACACCTAGTTTTGCCTGTTCACCACATACCTTGAGCCTAAAAAGGGCAAGCTCTAATTTTCCTTTTTCATATAATAACTTTTGATTTTTTATATTTACTTCTGTTGCCTGATGGCATAGTGCAGGTGCTTTGCCTAGCGGAATACTAAATTGTGCTGATATACCGTAGTTTAAATTGTAGTTATCCTTTTCAAACCTTGGTGTTTCTTGAACATATTTAATTTCACCAGTAGTTTCATCATAAATATTTTGTCTGGTAACAGTTTCTATAGGACGATTAAATGACCATGCATCAGTTACATAAGGAGTGATTGTTAAGCTAGGAGAACTACAAACAATACCTTGACTCATCCTAAATTGTGGAGTTGAGCTAGGAGCAATCATAGTAGCGTTGTTATTAACTGTTCCTTGTGCGTTGCTAGAGGGGCTTGCAACGGTTGTATTAGCTAAAACCTTACTTGGACATAGGCAAAGTAAAACTATTGCCCAAACGTAGTTTCTACGGTAGTTGTGGTTGTTGTATTTATGGTGCGATCTATTGTAGTTATTGTGTCTAGTCCGGGAGAAATTATTGACTCGACCAAACTGAAAGGTTGACCTGCGTTTACTATTTTCCATCTAGGAACACCTTCCAACGTAGGACTTGTATATGAAAAGTTAATCCCATTAACTGTTTGCGTAGCTTCTGCGGTAGGAATAGCATTAATATAACCATTGACATCCGCACTCTCTATGTTCGTGCCTGAGACGCTTAGAGAGTACCCTGTACGAAACTGATGAGATACCACCTGCTCTGTTATTACACTTTGTGTTTGGGAATTTGTGCTTGAAGATCCTGTACGAAAGGTTGGTACTACTGGGTTTGCAAAGATTTTGGAAGGAAATATTATTAAAAGTAGCAGCCAAAATTTAGTCAATGGTAATGGTTACGGTGGTTGATCCTACGCAACTTGAACCTGATCCAAATGCACCACTACAAGTATGAACACCTGATGATAAAGAAGTCATAGCACCTGATCCTAAAGTACCTCCACTACCTATGGTTGTTTGTCCTGATAGATGAGGTAATGCTGCTATGCCTGATGAAGGAGTGATTGCACTTGGAGTTGCATCACCCATATTTATAGCTTCCGTTAGCGAAAACGCTGACCCTGCGGTAGTTACTGACTTGTCAGTTTGTATAAGAGCCGGAACACCTGCGGTTAAACTGCCTAAATTTAAACCACCTATTTGTTGTGCCGTAGTAGATCCACCACTAGTAACTGAAGGAGTGATGTTGTTACCTGATATTGAATATGTAGTACCCAATTTATTTGTAACAGAGTACGGCATATCTACAGTAATCTGGGCAGACGTAGTAAATTTTTGAGTGATGTCTGCTAGTGCTACAGAAGGGCTAAACAATAGCAGTAGTGCAAATAGTTTTTTCATTTTTTAGGATCGACTACTTTAGTGCCAATAATTTTTATTGGTGTTTCGATTCTAACTGTCTGATAACTACCAGATTGTGACGCTAGTAACTCTTCTACTTCTTTTTTGTTTAGTGGTTTGTCTTCTGGTTTAAATGTACCATCACCTCTTTTCTTAGCACCTTCCAAACCAAAACTCGCTAATGCACCTGTTAGCAAACTTGCAGGGAAAGTTATATCCTTGGGTTCGTTACTGTATCCCGGCAAAGTTATGTAGTTAAGGGATACTATAAAACCACTCCATGCGACTACAACAAGTCGGACAACAACAGATATAAAAGCTAATTGTTCTTCTT